AACAAGATCAAGATCACTTACACGGGCGGCGATACGATCACCACCGCAAGCGTGACCTATGCAAAGGTTGATGTTTCAAGCATCGAATCTACCGATTTTGCGGGCGGTCTGTCTGCTATTGACACTTGCTCTATCAAGTGCGGCGCAACTCCTAACATCATTGTTGCACCGCAGTACGATAAGATCTATGCAAAGGATATGATCGCAAAGTGTGAGAGCCTTATTAACGGCAAGTGGGGCTGTGTTGCTTACATCGACATTCCGACCTCTACCGTTAAGACGATTGCCGCCGCAAAGAGTTACAAGACCACCAACGCGATCAACAGCAAGTTTGCAAGACTCCATTTCCCTATGACGAAGTGGGGCGGCAAGGTGTTCCACCTTTCCGTGCTTGATGCTGTTACCACGCAGATCGTTGATAATGGTACGGACGGCGTTGCTTGTCGTTCTTCTTCCAACAAGACTATTATTTGCGATGTTCCCGTGATTGATGCTTCCACGGAGATCATTTACTCCGAGAGGGAGGCAAACGAACTCAACGAGGTTGGTATTACCACGGTCAATTATATTGGCGGCACGTTCCGTTTGTGGGGCGGTCATATGGCTAACTACAACTATGCGAACATTGCCAATATTGAGGCAAAGGACAGAAGCGATGCAACGGTGAGAATGCAGATTTATCTCGATAACTGGCTCAAATCGGAGCATATCGACAATATTGATGCACCTCTTACCCGCCGCGACATTGACAACATTGTTGCAACCGTCAATATCGGTCTTAACAGTTTTGTCAATAGCGGCTATCTGCTGAAAGGCGAGTGCTATTTTGACGGCGGCAACAACGCAACCGCAGAACTGGCAGACGGAAACCTTGTGCTTGATGTGCTTCACACCGAAGTGCCGAACGGCAAGGCGATCACTTTCCAAATGTCCTACGATGTAAGCGGGCTTGATGCACTTTACGAAACGGAGGAGGTGTAAAATATGCCTAAATATCAAACGAGAACGGTCAAGGGAAAACTTTACGACAAGGGAAACGGCGGCGTACTGCTGAACGATCACACGAGCGTAACTTATCCCGACTTTGAACTGCTCACGGAAACCTTTAAGGGTGCGGGCGTAAACGGTGAAATTGATCTCCCGACCTACGGGCAGTTTGGTGCTATGGCTATTGAGGTAGCCCACAACGGACTTTCCAAAGAAACCATTGCAACCTTTGCTATGAAAACACAGCATCTTGAACACCGTTGGGCAAGCCAAGTGCTGAACAGCGAAACGGGTGCATCGGAGATCGTCGGCAAGAAAGTCATTTTCAAGGGCGCACCCAAGAAACTCGGTATCGGCTCTATTGAGCCGAACAAGGCAGAGGAAGCAAGTACGTCATTTGAACTGCTGTATTTCAAGTATATCATCGGCAATGATGCTGTGATTGAACTTGACAAACTCAACGATGTATTCAAGGTGAACGGCGTTGATTACAGCGCGGCCATCCGTGATGTACTTTAATCGTTGACACACGAAAAAGGAGAGAGAAAAAATGAGAGAAGAAGAAATCAAAAATGAAAACGGCGCGGAGGTTGAGCAATCCGCAGAAAGTGCCGCAGTTGGCACTTACGTATTCAAGAAGCCCACGAAGATCGACGGCGAGGAAGTAAAGGAAATTTCCTACGACCTCACGTTGCTTAACGGCGGGGCAATCCGCAGAGCGAAAGCGGAACTCACAAGGAGAGGCTACCACGTTGCCGTAAAGGAACTTGACGAGGTTTATCACACGGCATTGTTCGCACAGGTAACGGGGCTTACTATCGACAACGTAGATGCGTTTTCCGCAGTTGACTATATGGAGGTTGCCGATATTGTAAGAAATTTTTTGACGGCGCAGGATTGACCGATCTTATAAAAGGAATTGAGGATATAAAAGCAGATATATCTTTTATGTCCTCAACCTCTTATGTGGAGTGCGATCAAATTCCCCTGTTGGAATTGCAAAGACTACACGAAAGATTGATTGATGCCTATAAAGCGGCGCACACAGCAAAATAACAAAGAAAAGGGGGCTTGAACAACGTGGCAAAAGAGATAAAAACAAATATTGTTCTCGGTGGCAAGGTTGCGGCAAGCCTCCAAAAAGCATTTAAAACCACCGAAAAGGAAACACAGCAACTTGAACAGGCATATAACGCGGTAAAGAATGTCGGTGTAAAGGCATTTAATGCAATCGCGGTAGCGGCGGCGGGTGTAACTGCAACAGTTTTAGCATCGGCAGAAGCAACGCGAGATTACCGCAAAGACCTTGCCAAGATGTATAATAACGCTGAAATGGCGGGAATTGCCCAAAAAGAGGCGTGGAGTGGTCTTGAAGATTTGTACGCTATGAGTGGTGAATTTGACAGCGCAAACGAGGCAATGTCAAACCTTATCGCAACGGGCTACAAGGGAAAAGACCTTGAAAAAATCATTGAGGCGGTCAACGGTGCTACTGTGAAGTGGCAAGATACCGTCACGCAAGAATCTCTCGCAGATGCAATCAATGAAACAGTTATGAGCGGCAAAAGCATCGGACAATTTGACGAGATTCTTTCACGAAGCGGCGTGAACATTGATACATTCAACGACGGGTTGCTTGCTTGTAACGGTCTTGCGGAACGCCAACAGTACGTTTTGGATTGGCTTGCAAAAAGCGGGCTAACCGATGTAAACGAGGCGTATCAAGAGCAAAACAAGAGCATTGTTGATGCTTACAAAGCCGATTTGAAATATCAAGACAGTATGGCAAAACTCGGAACGGCATCCGAGGGGCTTACAACGACCTTGAAGAATTTGGGCGCGGGTGGTATAGAATACATCGCATCTAAAATCGAGGGTATTGACCTTGATGTTGTTTCCGATGCTTTGAAAGAAGCGGGGGAACTCGGCAAAGAGGCCTTTGACTTGATATGGGAGGCACTTTCAAAAATTGATTGGGAAACGCTCATATCGTCGGCGGTTACTGTATTACGGATATTTACATCTATTTTCAATTTCATTGTAAGTAATTGGAGCGCGATTTCTCCTATCATTTACGGAGTGGTTGGCGCGATGGTTGCATACAAGGCAATCACAATAGGAGTAAATACCGTCACAGCAATCTCAACAGCATTAAAGACCGCAAACGCATTTGCAACAGCAAGACTTGCGGGAATGTCAATCAAACAGGCGGCATCTACTGCTATTGCAACGGCGGCACAGGGCGGCCTTAACCTTGCATTCCTTGCCTGTCCTATCACTTGGATTGTGTTGGGTATCGCGGCGATCATTGCGATCATCGCGGTAATTGCTAAAAAGGTTGGCGGCTTTAAGGAACTGTGGAATATTTGTTGGGACGGCATTGTAAAGGGCTTTGAGTGGGCAAAGAAAGCCATCGGGAAAGGCATAGATTGGATTTCCGAAAAAATCGAGGGGCTTATCAACTGGTTTGAGGGTATCGGTGATTGGTTTTCTAATCTTTTCGGCGGCGGCGAGAAAAGCATAAATGTAAGTGCCAAAGCAGAGGGTAAGAGCAAGACTTATAAAAACGCTCTTGGCGGTACATATTCTTCCCCTATAATGACTTGGGTTGCAGAGGGTGGCGACACGGAAACCATCGTGCCGCACAACAGCAAGCCTCGGTCACAGGCACTTGCACTTGAAGCAGTACGCGGAACGGGTGTAAGCGTTGGCGGTGGCAACCAGTACGTTTACTCTCCGACCATTTACGCATCGGGTAAAGACGAAAGCACTATTCGCGGTATTCTCGCAGATGAATTTGCAAAATTCAAGGCACAGATCGAGGCGTGGGAGCAAGAGAAAGCGAGGGTGAGTTATTGATGAAATACACGACAAACGGATTTTACCGCAAGCAATACAGGACAAAGGCAAAAGATACCTTTGATAAAATCGCCCATTACCTTTACGGCGACGAAATGATTGCAAGTTATATCATCGAAGCAAACCCCGCTTACTCTAACGTGCTTGTCTTTGACGAGGGCGTTATGCTCAATCTGCCGAAACTTGAACGCATTGAAACATCTACCCTCCCAAAGTGGAAAGGTGGCGAGTAAATGAGTTACAAGGTAAACCTTGACGGGGAAGAACTGAAAGCCGATGTAAAAGAGGTGCAGATCACCGACAGGCAGGGCGCAAAGGCCGATGAAATACGGCTCACGATACTCAATGATACAAGTGATGCTGTGGAAAAAGAACGTGGCATAGAGTGCGTTTTTGGGGGCTTCAAAAGCGGCAATATGCACATAGATAAGATCATAAGCGGCGTTACCACAACAACAATAGGTGCTATCTCTATTCCTCTCGGAAACAGGGTAAAGAGAACGCGGCATTGGAGCAAGGCAAGGCTTTTTGACATTGTGAACAACGTTGCGGGAAATAGCGGTTTGAGTGTTTATTATCAAGGCGTGGAAAACCTCTTTTACGAGAATGTAACGCAGTTTAAGGAAACCGATTTAGCGTTTCTCAACAGGATTTTGACCCGTGAGGGGTACGCGCTGAAAGTTGACGATGAACGCCTTGTTATTTACAACAAATTACTGATAAAAGCCGAAAAAGCGGTTTTAACGGTAAAACAAGCCGACCTTATCAGTAATAACATTGTATTTTCCGAAAATCCCAACGCGGTGCGATCTGTGACCGTTCAGCATTTTGGAGAACGGCTTATAAGTTACACCGCATCAAAAGGAGCAACGGGAGAGAAAAAAACAATAACGGAGTATATCGCAAACGAGGCAGAAGCGGAGCGATTTGCAAAAGGATATTTAGAAGCGTTCCAAGAAAACAGAATAACCGTTGATGCGCTTATCCCTCTAAATGACGGAGTAGCGGCGGGAAACTGTGTAGCATTCGAGGATTTTGCAAGATACAACGGAAAGTATTGCATCTTTGAATGTTACCACGACCCCGAAAACAATCAAACAAGAATAAGAGGGAGGAAAATCGAATGATTATAGCGCGATTTGGCTATGAGTATTTCTACGTAAATAGTCGTAAGGGCATTTATACGATTTCCGACCTCTCTTTTGAGTACGGAAAAGAGATACAGACACAGGGAACAACGGGCAAAAAGCCCATTTCATACATTACCGCTTTGAAACTCTTAAAAACTGGCTTCAAGATACATTTGGATGCTCGGTTTGTTGACATAGCGGAAAAACGCCGTGTGTGGAAAGAAATGGCAGAGAGCAGAAAACTCTACGCCTTTTCAATCGGTGACGAGTTTGTGAGCAAAAACAAGTTTGTTGTGCAATCCGTAACGGAGAGCAATTTCAAGATGAACGGCAAGGGTCAAATATTGAGCCTTGACCTTGATATAAGCATAGAGGAATATGCGGGAACTGCAAGCCAAATCGGAATTTTGCAACAGCGTTTAGCGGACTATGAGTAAGGAGGAACGGGCGTGATAATCACAATCGAAAATTCCAATTCTATCGCGCTGAACTGGACGGCAAAAGGCACGGATAGGATTGTGCAGAATATCAACAACATTTTGAATACTTACAAGCACGAGGTTGCCTATAATCGGGAGTTTGGTATTTCCCCCGATGTGATCGACAAAGACCCCGACACGATGAAAAGCATTATTGCCGAGGATTTGTTTGACAGCATAACGAAATACGAGCCGA